GGCGCCGATACCATCATGCGCGCCCGCGCGCGACGGGTCGTCGCCCTGCGGGAACACCCCGTAGCCGCGGGCGCGGAACTCGCCCGCTGCATCGGGCGCGTCTCGCGTCTCGCGTCATCGCTCGGCGTCCGTGCCGTCGCTCGGTTGAACGTCGGCACGGACCTGCCCTTTGAGACGTTCGACGAACTCGGCGCGGCTTTCGCGCGATTCAAGATCGAAGGGTACGCGTACACGAAGAGACCGTACGCGGTCCGCCTCGCGATGCGCGCGGGCGGATTCGCGAACGCTACGCGGATCGTCTACTCATGGAGCGAATGCGCATCGGAGCAACTCGCGTGCGAGTATCTCGCCACTGGTGGCAATGTCGCAGTGGTATTCGCGGGACTCGGCATCGGACGCTACGCGCGCCCGATGCCGCGCGCGTTCACCATCGGCGGGCGCGCTTGGCAATGCATCAATGGCGACGAAACCGACGACCGAACGACCGACCCGCGCGGGGTCGTCGTCGCATTGAAGGGCAAGGGACCGCTTGCAACTCGCGACCCCGCGCGGGTCGCGCAGGCGAACCGCTTCGGCTTCGCGATCATGCCCGACGACCCGCGCGCCATTTGGTAGCGCCACCAGGACGACAGACCGACCCCGCGAACGCCGTAGGCAACCCCTACGGCGTTTGTCTTTGTTAGATGAACCGAGGCGCGCGCCAGCCAGACGGCAGACTCTCGGAGGGATTCCGCGCGCTTTAGATTGACTTTCGATACCACACTTGGCGTACCATCGACGCGCGTATCGGCGACGGAGAGAGAGAGCGTAGGGGCGAAGCCCCGAAGCGAACGGGCAAGCCTGCTACGAAGTAGGCGAAGACGAGCGACGAAGTAGCAGAGAGAGCGTAGCCGAGTCGGAAGCTCGCAGGGATGAGGGGTTAACGCTGAACCCAATGAACACCGACAACCGAACCAGGGCGGGAACGGACCACAAGCCGTAGCGCATCGACCGAACCGCTACGCGGGCAGCGCGATCGGCGCGCGTTCCGACAACGTGACGCATGGGAGGGGGGGGGATAACATACCCCCTCCTGCGCGAAAGGACCCTATCCCAAGTCTCGTTAGACGGTTGTTACCCGGTGCTGGGTCGTGACCCCCTGTATATGTGGAAACTGGGAAGCAGGGGTTGCGTTAGACGCGGTTTCGACCCAATCGCAAGAGTTCTTGCGATTGACATGAAACCTAGCCTAACACGACGAGGGTATTCGTTATTGGGTTGTGGTAAGGGGAAGGTGGATGTTTATCTTCCTGTTTGTGGAAGCACAGGGGCTCACTCTCGAGGAGTTCTGGTGGGGATGCCGCGAGGCGTCCCATTGGTTCTGTCCGTACCTGCTTGGGGTGGAGAACGGGCGTCTGCACGACGAGCTCCAGTTCATGCTCGACGAGGCCGCGGACTGCTATGTGGAGCTGCCCCGTGGACACGGGAAGACGAGCAACATGGCTGCGCGGGTGGCGTGGGAGATCGGCAGGAACCCTGAGATCCGCGTCAAGATCGTCGCGAGCACGGACGACGAGGCGGCGAAGACGGTCACGATGATCCGCAAGTTGATCGAGAGCGAGGAGTACCGCAAGGTGTTCCCGTCGATCGAGCCTGACGGACACTCGACCTGGGGCAACACGGCGTTCACGGTGAAGCGAGCGAAGTTGATCCGCGACCCGACCGTCGAGGCGGTGAGCGTGTTCGGTCGCGCCGGCGGTCGATCGGATCTCCTGATCGCCGACGACGTGTGTGATCTTCGGAACGCGGTGCAGCAGCCGAGCCTGCGCGAGCAGGTGAAGGAGAGCTGGAAGACGATCTGGATGCCGACGCTCGACAGGTCGAGCCCGAGGCCGCGCATCTGGAAGTTCGGCACGCCATATCACGTCGCCGACATCACGGCTGAGTGGCGTGCGTATCACTCGGATCGCGGTGGCTTGTTCCGCCGTCCCGTGCGCGGGTACGAGGGTCCGTGGCCGGAGGTGTTCACGTCGGACATGCTCGAGGACCTGCGGGAGAAGCTTGGTCCGATCGCCTATGCGAGGAGCTACGAGCTCTCGCCTGTCTCGAGCGACCAGCTTGTGTTCGACCACTGGTGGCTCGACCGCGCGTTCTACGAGGGCAACGTGCCCGAGTTCGTGCGCGCGACGGGACAGTCGATCGCCGCGACCGACTTCGCGTTCAGCGACAAGACGGTGAAGAAGGGCGATCCCGACTACTCGGTGCTCGTGACTGGGTATCGGTCGATGGATGGATACTGCTACGTCGACAGGGTCGTGCGCGCGCGCGTTCCGTTCCCCGAGTGGCTTCGCATCTGCGCGAGGGAATGCAGGTCGTCGAACGTGAGCGTGCTGATGGCGGAAGGAAACGGACCGCAGGCGGGCCTGGTGCAGCAGCTCTCGATGTCCTGCGAGACGGCGAGCGTCGTTCCGCTTGTCCGAACGAAGGACAAGCTCTCGCGCGCGAGCGAGAAGCAGTCTTTCGTCGAGACGGGCAGGCTTCGGCTCCGAGGCGATCGCGGCAAGGTCTGCCGGGAGCACGCGCCTCTCTACGAGGAGATGACGACATTCCCCGCAGGGGACCATGATGACACGGTCGACGCTGTCGTCGACCTCATGGAGGCTTGCATGAGGGCCGGCTACGGCCTGACCGCGAGGCCCGAGTTGACTTCGAGCGGCAGGAACAGGCTGTGGAGGCTATATGGATGAGATGCTGAAGAAGGGTCGTGGTCGTGGGAAGCGCAAGGCGAGCGAGGCGGTCGAGGGCGATCTTCCGTCGAAGATGATGGTCCCCGTCGCGATGCCGATCGAGATGCAGCGGACGTTCTATGCGTCCGTCGCCAAGATCCTGCGCAATCCGTCGCTGTCGTACCGCAAGGACCGGCAGCTGATGAAGCAGATGAGGAACGACCCCGACTGCATGGGTCCCCTCACGCAGCTCCAGGTGTCGATCGCGGGGCTCGAGTGGCAGGTCAAGCCGTTCGACTCGAGGGACCCGATGCAGGAGGAGATGGCGGAGCGTGTCGCCGAGATCCTCCGCCGGCTCCCGAGGTTCGCCGACATGGTGCGTCATCTCCTCGACGCGGTGTGGTACGGCTCGAGCGCGCTGAACGTGATCTACTCGCGCACCGAGCGCGGCGAGATCGTTCCCGTCGACTGGATCCCGTTCAACCCCGACGTGCTCATCGTCCATGAGGACGGCACTCCCGGCATCAAGGTCGGCCCGCGCTACTACGGCGAGATGGGCGGCACGGGCGGCGAGACCCAGCAGGGATTCGATAGCCGCGTCCACCTCTTCACCGACATCGAGCGCCGCGCGGTGCTCTGGCATCGCTACATGGTGCAGGGGCCGGACTTCGACGATCCATACGAGACGGCGTACTCGTACATGGGCAAGGGCGTTCGCGACGTGGTCTGGTGGTACTGGAACCTGAAGCAGGCCGTGCTCCAGAACTGGGCGACGTATGCCGAGCGCTACGCGCAGGGCATCCGCGTCGGCTACTACCCGATGGCGCAGAAGGGCGGCAAGGAGGAGATGGAGACGATCCTGCGGAACCTCGTCGGCGACGTGTCGGCTGTCGTCCCGCGCACGACCCCCGGCCAGAAGGACTACGAGATCGAGATCAAGGAGCCCGGTGCGGCCCGCGCGCAGGTCTTCGCCGACCTGACCGAGTGGCTCGCCAAGAACATCAAGGAGCTCATCGTCGGCCAGAGCGCGACGAGCGAGGCGGTGTCGACGGGACTCGGATCGAGCGTCGGCAAGGAGCACTCGAAGACGTTCACGCGGCAGATGAAGTTCGTTGCGGACGGCCTCGCCGAGACGATCACGCACCAGTTCGTGCGCGAGATCGTCGACATGAACTTCGGTCCGCAGGAGGACTACCCGCGCTTCGAGTTCTCGATCGAGTCGGTCGACATGGAGAAGAAGCTCGAGGCCGTGCGCATCTTCGTCAACGAGCTCGGCGGCACGGTCAGCGAGGCGGAGACCCGCAAGATGCTCGGGCTCGCGATCCCCGACGTGGACGAGCCCGTGCTCACCGGCAAGGTCAAGGACATCTTGCCCGACCTGTCGCCTGATGGCGGCGACGACGACGGCCCGATCCTGAACGCGAAGGACGTGTTCTCGAGGATGACTCCAGGCGAGCTGAACCGCGAGGCGGTGCGCCGTCGACGCAAGAAGCCGAAGGGGAACTGCGGCAACGGGTTCGGCGGATTCACCGATGCGAACAACTGCGCGGCAGGCAAGCACGACTATCCCGAGACCCGAAAGAGCCCGACGAAGAAGGCGAAGAAGAGGAACGGGAAGGGCGTCGGCGACTGTGTCATCGAGAAGCACCGCGTGCTGGTCGACGAGGGATATTCGGACGACCAGGCGTGGGCCATCGCCTACTCGATGTGCGGCGAATCGAAGAGCGAGCATGGCCGTCCGCCGAAGGCTCTCGACACGGAATCCCGCAAGGACCGTGCCGGCGACCTCGTCAGGCAGGGCTTGAGCGTCGAGCAGGCGGTCCGCATCGCCGCCCGAGACTCGATGCTCGAGCGCGGCGGAGAGGTCATCAAGGGCGACACGCACACCTTCGACCGCGAGGAGGAGAAGGTCGGCGAGAAGGAGACGTTCGACGAGGCGGAGGGATACCTTCCGCCCGAGAAGGTCGCGTCGAACGCGCGCCGTGCCCTCGATGTCCGCGAGACGAAGCCTGAGTCCGAGCGCGGCATGACCGCAGTCGGACTCGCGCGCGCCCGCGACCTCGCGAACAGGAAGCGCCTGTCCGAGGAGACCGTCCGCCGCATGGTGCGGTACTTCGACCGCCACCAGTCGGACAAGAAGGGCGAGACGTGGGACGAGCAGGGCAAGGGCTGGCAGGCGTGGAACGGCTGGGGCGGTGACGCAGGATGGACGTGGGCGAAGCGCATCGTCGCCCGCCTCGACGCCGAGAAGACGAAGAACGGCAAGGTCGACGGGCTCAAGGGTCCGTTCGACTTCGACTCCCAGGAGGAGGACGACCAGTGAGCTCGATGTCCGCCATCGAGCGCATGATGGATGCCGCATGGAAGCGCGGGCTTGCGCGCCGTCGCTGGGACGGCATGGCGCGCGAGGTCGGCGATGCGCTTGCATCCGCATGGGACAGCGGAAGCAGGCTGTATCTCCCCGAGGGGGCGGGCGGTGTCGACATCGCCCGCTTCCTCGAGGCGTCACGCAGGCTCACCATGCGCGCGATGCAGGAGGTCGAGCCGAGGTACGCGGCGGCATCGGCGCGTCACGGCGAGGACATGGTCGCCGCGATCTACCTGCTCTTCTTCGACGAAGACGACGCCAACATGCGCCAGATACCCCGAGGCGTCCCTGTGGCGATCTCGAGGCGCGCGGCACGGTTCGACATCCCGATCGCGCAGGCGCGCACTGGGCTCGAGATCCTCGGGCAGGATGCGGACATGCAGGCGCTCGTCAGGACGATCCCGAGGCGGTCGGTGCTGCCTGCGCTCAATGAGGCACGCCGTTCGTACAACGTCGGCATCGCCGAGGCTGGAATCTCCGCGCCCGATGCGGAGATCCGTCCTGACGCGCCGGCTCCGAGGCGTCGGTTCCCGCTCTGGGAGATCAGGGAGATCATGGACCGCAGGACGCGCGGCAACCCGTCAGGCGACTTCCCCGACGACGGCTACCATTGGCAGGTCAGCGGCTACATCAACACGATGGAGGAGATCGTTCGTCAGGACTGCGTGCCCCCATGCGGGCGCAATTGCCGAGCGAGCCTGTTCCCCGTCAGCCGCGAGCGCGCAGAGACGCTCGGGCTCGTCGACTCCGCCGGCCAGGTCGACTTCGCCGCCATCAGGGCGTACAACGGCGACAGGCAGGGCTACATCGACCGAGGCCAGTACCCCGACCCGCGTTTCCGATGATGTTAGATGAATGATTGATATTAGTGCGCTTATCGGCACTAATCGCAGTCTATCTTGCATTATCTATTTGCTTTTCCCTTGCCTCTGATGCGTTATACGCACGGATGAATGGATCCCACGACATCGACGAATCCGAGGACAAGGTCGTCATCAGGCGGCTCGAGCTGTTCTCTGGCTTCGATCCGACCATCGACGACGGCTCCGACGAGGAGATCAAGCGGTTCGACCGCCGCAAGGTGGCGCGCATCGTCGACCGCACCCGGCAGTTCATCAGCCGCCGGCAGCACCCTCGGCTCGTCATCATGCACGCCCAGGAGGACCACTCCGAGCCGAAGGAGGCCGTGGGCGCGATCCTCGACGTGCAGCTCGAGGAGCGCAACGGCGTGCCCTTCGTCGTCGGCGACGTGGAGATGTCGCGGGGCGACTTCGACTCGTACATCGCGTCGAACAGGTATCCCCGCCGCTCGGCGGAGATATGGAACGACGACCACATGAGCGAGGTGGCGCTGCTCGGTCGGGACACCCCGCGCCGCCCGCTTCCAGACACCCGCTTCTCCAAGCAGGGTGAGAAGACCGTGTTCGCGATTGAATGCTCCTCCTGCTTCGAGGCTGCGCCCGGGGTGGGCAACGTGTTCGTACCCGGCGCAGCCGTGAAGAAGAAGGAGTCCAACATGGCTGACGAAGCCAAGGCAGACGAGAAGAAGGACGAGAAGGACGAGATGTCCAAGCTCATCGCCGAGAAGGACGCGGAGATCGCGCGCCTCAAGGAAGAGAACCGGAAGATGTACAACCAGACCCACGTCGACATCGACTCCCACGAGGGCGATGAGGACGAGGATGAGGAGGACGACACGGCGAAGGCCATGAAGTCCAAGAACTCCAAGTCCGGCGACAAGATCGAGTTCTCCCGCATGAAGGAGAAGTTCGAGAGGCGCATCGCCGCGCTCGAGACCGAGCTGGCGAAGGAGCGTTTCTCGCGCGAGCTCGACTCGATGGCCGCCGATGGCTTTGCAGTCGACTGCTGCCGCGACGAGATGATCGAGGAGCTCGTCTCCTCGTCGAACCCGCAGCGCAAGATCGCGTTCTGGCGCGAGAACTTCCGCCGCGACCCCATCAACACCCGCATCGCGGCTGCTCCGCGCAGCGGCGTCAAGCCCGCGCAGTCGGGCATCGACCGTGAGACCGTTGCCAAGCTCGTCGCGGAGGCGGCTGGCGATTCCGAGAAGTTCAAGACCCTCATGGCGCGCGCGAAGAGCGGCGTCTGATCTAAAGGAAGGCTCCAGACATGAGCGCATACTCTGACACTCCATCACTCGTCGCAAGCGGCGATTGCACCGCATACCGCTTCGTTCGCGTCAGCGGTCGCAACCTGGGCATCACCTGCGATGCCATCACGAACATCGCCGTTGGCGTTGCCGATGGCTCCAGCAAGTCGTTCCCCGCGACCGGCGTGACCAACCTTCACGCCGCAGCAGGCGATCCGATCAACCTCCAGGGCGGCAACGTCGTCCTGGTCGAGGCAGCTGCCGCGATCCTTGCAGGAGCGCGGGTCGCCCCGAGCGCCAATGGCCGAGCCCAGACCGCAGTCGCCACGCAGTTCCCCTTCGGCATCGCTCTCGAGCCCGCCGCAGGTGCCAGCGAGATCATCCGCGTCTACAAGATGCCGATGACCGTCATTGCCTGATTCGTCCGCACACCAACCAACGAGGTAAACACACATGGCAGATGCAAACATCGGTGGCGGACTGAATACGTTCGTGCCCACCTTCAGCGAGGCGACCGGCCTCATCCAGACCGAGTTCACGCGGAACGTCAAGTCGTTCGCGCTGAACCGCTACACCAAGCTCGTCCCCGTCTCGACCGTCAGCGGCTACTACCTCAAGATCAACTCGGACGAGGCCGTCCGCGTGGTCGATGAGAACGACTTCCGCTGGGCATACGGCGAGGACCGTCCGACCGGCGTGAACAACGACTTCGAGTTCGCGCAGTTCACGACCAAGCGGTTCGAGCGCGGCTTCCACATCCCCTACGAGACCGCGAAGGTCGCCGCATGGGACATCGTGGCGCAGCACGCCCGCAGCCGCGCAGCCCAGCTGATGACGCTCCGCACGCAGCGCGTGCTCAACGTGCTGACCACTGCGGGCAACTGGACGAACAACGTCAACTACTTCGCCGACTTCGACGCTCTGGCCTTTGGAGCGGCCACCACGACGAACGGCGTCGAGGACGGCAACGCGACCGACAAGCCCTATGCCGCGCGTCTCTTCCAGACCGCGACCGAGAAGCTGATGGTCAACACGGGTGGCGCGATCCAGATGAGCGACATCATCTGCGTCATGTCGCCCAAGACGGCCTTCCGCCTGTCGCGCACTGCGGAAATGAAGGACCTCATCAAGTACACGCAGGGCGTTGACCTGATGAAGGGCGAAGGCAACTTCTCCCGCTACGGCCTCGCTCCCGCGCTGTTCGGCATCGGCGACATCGTCATCGAGGACGCGGTCAAGGTCTCGACCCAGAAGGGCGCGACCCGAGCGGCGGACTACATCCTCGGCGATGGCCGTGTCCTCTTCTTGTCCCGTCCGCAGGGTCTCGTCGGCGTCGAGGGTGGGTCGAACTTCGCGACCATCACCAACTTCGTCTACGAGGACATGACGGTCGAGACCTTCGATGACCCGAAGAACCGCCGCACGGTCGGCAGCATCGTGGACAACAGCGTCCCCGAGCTGACCGCTCCGCTCGCCGGCATCTACGTCGCGAACATCTTCGCCTGATCGGGACGATCTCTCTCTTTTCGTGGGGGGAGGGGTGGGCCTAAGAACCCATCCCTCCCCTTATCGGAGGGCACATGCCCGTTCCATACGCGACCGTGGCGCAGTTCATCCTTGCGGTCGACCAGCGGCTCCTATCGGAGCTCGGGATCGACGCGGAGGCGGACGGCGTCGTCGACAACACGAACACGATCATCGTCACGGCGCTCACTCGGGCATCGCACGAGGTGCAGACCTATGCGCTCCGTGGCGGCGTGTACGACGAGTCCGACCTCGATGCGCTCCAGTCGTCCGCGAACTGGAGCCTGATCGGCGTCGTGTGCGACCTGGCGCTCGGCATCCTGCTCGCGCGCCGTGGCGGTCCGTTCGGCGATGCAATCAAGGACAGGATCGACAAGGCGAACGCGATGCTGCTCGATCTCCGCGACGGCGGCAGGGTGTTCCCCGTCGCGGCGAACATCGACGCATCGAAGCCGATGCTGTCGGTCATCAGCCAGGTCCAGCGCGGCAACCTCGGGATGGTCGCCGACAGCGAGTTCTTCCCGAGAAGGAAGTACACGGCATCGTGACTCCGCGAAGGCTCGCCATGATCCGCTCGATCGTCGCAGCCGTGTCGAACGACGTGGCGGAGGCGCTTCGCCGGAACCTGGAGCGCAGCGAGGGCGCGCAGGGGGGAAACCGCGTTCGGCTCGAGCCGCTCGCGATCTGGGACAGCAAGTTCATCCCGTTCGAGGCGGACAGGACGAACGCGGACAGGCCGCTTCTTGACACGGGGAACCTGTACCAGTCCGTGAAGGTCGGCAACCCCGAAATGTCGTCGCTTGGCAATGGCGGAGTGCAGGTGAACGTCGCTATCCTGTCAAGGGACTACGGCGTCGAGCAAGCGCGCGGAGGGGAGTTCGGCAACGTGTATCTCGGTCGAACGAAGGGCATCCGCAGGATGAGAAACTTCGCCGAGCTGACCGAGGGCGTCGACTTCGTCGTCAAGAAGAAGGTGAGGGTTCCCTCGAGGCCGTGGAACGACATCTCGAGGGATGACATGAACGATATCGTGAACAACGCGATGGACCGCATCGCTGGAGCATGACATGGCCGCAGGCGACTTTCATGTAAATGGACCGACGAAGATCTACTGGGGCGCTGGCACGAACCAGAGCGGATCCAACCTCTCCGAGCTCGGTCGAACCGACAACGAGGATCTCGTCCGCATCACGGGCCGCGACCACTACCGCACGTTCTCGCGAAGCGACCTCGGCGACATGATCGCGGAGGCGGTGCTCGCCGGCACGACGTGGTCGATCGACTTCACGATGGTCGCGTGGGACCAGGGCGAGCTCAACAAGCTCCTCAAGAAGTGCCGGCAGGGAATCGTGAACAACCCCATCATCACGGATGAAGGCGAGGAGGCCACGGTGGGCGGAGTGGTCGTGACGAGCGGAACCCGCGTGGTCACGATCATGGTCGAGCCTGACCGCGCCGGAGAGACGGTCTACAGGTTCAACTGCATGTTGAGCGCGGGACCCGAGTACATGGACATGGGAAACACCGTCAAGCGCATCGCGCTCTCGTTCACGAGCGTGGCTGACGGAACGAACACGCCCTTGACGACAAGCACAAAGGGCGGAACATAAAGGACGAGAGATGCCACAACGAATCGAGATCGGCAACGACGAGTGGAACTTCACCTTCGCGAAGGGAGAGCTGGAGTACCGCATCGACTCCCTCGTCTACACGAGCATCCTGCTCGACAAGACGAAGGGCGACGAGAACCCCCCGAAGGAGGCGGTGATCGAGGCGATGAAGGCGGCGATGGACAACCACGAAGGACTCAGCGACCATGAGATCTGGGCTCTCAGCGTGCGCCTGTCCAGGCTGATGAACAAAGCGGGAAACGCCTAAAGGCGGCTGCGCTCTTCGCCGCCGCCTACGGGTTCCCGCCGAGTGCCTGCAAGAACGAGGAGGAGGCAGTGGGACTATTCCAGAACATCCGCACCGCGTTGGCTGTCCAGAGCGCGATGTTCGCACGGGGTATCGCCGCCTGCCTCTCCGCCGACGCGAATGCCGACCTCATCAAGGACTGCGGCGGATCCGCAAAGGACATCGCCAAGATGAAGATCGAGGCGATGAAGCAGAAGTCGGGGTTCCCGCGATGATCGTTATCACGCAGGCACATCTCTACCGCTCGCTCCGCGCAAGGCTCGTCGACGCGCTTGACCTGCCGGAGAGCCGCGTCTACCTGACGAACGAGCCGCGCTTCACCGAGGCGATGGACTTCGTCGTGCAGATCTCGCCTCTCGCCGCCGGCGCGACGAACGAGATGAACCGAACTGGCCTCGGGTTCGTCACGGAGCGGTTCGCCGTCACCACGTTCGTCCGCACGGCATCTGACAACGACATCAAGCAGAGCCGGCAGCTCGCCGGCGAGGACCACGGCGTCATCGAGCGTCAGGGAGCCATCAGGAGCGCGCTGATCCAGCACGAGCTCGGCGGGATCCTCCAGGTCCCGATCAGGTTCGTCTCGAGCGGTCCCGTCAGGCTCGAGCCTCGGGCGCAGCTCCACCTGTCCGCCACGGACATCTTCGTCTGCTCGTATGCCCTTGCGTGGCCTGTCGCCGGCGCGATGAAGTTCGGCTACAGCGCAACGCAGCCAGCATGGGGCGACCTTCCGAGCGAGTCGTTCCACAACGGGTCGCTGAACTTCACGACATCGGTGAACCGTGCGGGGACATCGAGCGCCTATGCGTGGTTCCTGATCCCGCAGGACATACATGCGCGCGGCGTGACGTTCAAGACCGCGCAGGGTCTCGAGCCGTTCTACCACTCGGGCTTCCTGCCGCCGAGCGGTCCCGCCACGGGAACCGTCGTGCAGGACGGCGTGACGTACTACCGATACCGCAGGGCTTACCCGACGACGGCGACTAACCTGTCGTACAGGCTGGAGATCGGCTGATGGCGGATATCCCGACGCACAACCTCGTGTTCCAGTTCCCCGACGACGGCGGAGGAGATCCCGCTCGCGGTGGCGGCGACGGAGGAATGAACTCCGTCCTCGAGACGCTGAAGCACATTCAGGTCAACGTCGGCGCGATCAACGGCAACGTGCGTGCGATCCTGGACACGCTTCGCCGGATCGCAACGAGCGGACGATCGCTTGGCGGAGAGGCTGGAATCGGTAGCCGAGTAGGCAGGGGAGCCGGTGTAGGCGTCGAGCGCGTGTTCCATGTCGATCCACGCAAGGCGATCGTCCCCTACTCTCCATATGCCTCGCCTTCGTATGCGAGTTCAGCTCCATTCTCCCCCCTTCGCGCACAGGCGGAGCACATGCGGGCGATGGGCAGGATCAGGAGAGGACTTCTCCTTCCGCCTTCAGCCGCAGAGGCGAACAGGCCGAAGGTCCCGACTCCGTTCGGATTCGAGACCGATCCTGTGAACCAGAAGCAGTATGGATTCTTCTCGCTCCAGAGCTCTGGTTTCGGCGGCATTCCTGGCGTCATGGGCACGGGAAGCGATGCGCTCAAGGTCGGTGCGAGATATGACCTGAAGACCGGACGGCTGATTCCGGGATCGGACAAGGCGGCTCGTCCAGATAAGCCTGAGAAGCCTGTTTCCGAGCAGAGCGCGATCATGGCGCTCGTCTCAGGGGTCGGCAAGGTCCTCGCGACGATCAGCATGATCGGGACGGCGATCAGGTCCATCGTCAGCTTCGTCAGGTATGTCCCGAACCTTGCGGTCGACATGCGGACCCGAATGGGCAACGTCAGCGTCCCGATGGCGCAGATGAACATGAATGTCCGCATGGCCGAGATTCTCGATCAGATGAAGATCGCCAACAACCGTGGCGTGGTCTCGTCATACAGGGCATTCACGCAGGCACAGCTTGGCTTCATCCAGGAGACGCGCCCGATCAGGCAGTTCTTCACGCAATCTGCCGCTGAGATTGGATCTCTCGGGCTCACGCTTGGATCGGCGGCGTCGACTTTGATAACGGGTCTTTTCAGTGGAAATATGAGCAATGCCGTGATGGGCGCAATGGGTGTTGGCGGGTCATTGATGCCTCATTTCATGTGGATGAGGATGGCATATGAGACTTGGCTGTCCGGAAGACTCGCAAACATGCGCAATGTTGTCCAGTCTCAGTTCGAGCTTGACCTCGAGACCATGACCGGCGGCAGGTTCAGCACATCGTCTGCATACACGAACAAGGCAGCGAACAAGCGCAACTGGTGGGATTACCGTCCATGAGCTCAACCACCGTCTTCTACAACGGCGTCACGCTCGATCAGGTTCGGATCACCGAATACAGGATCGACAACCCAGCGAACCACGACTCACCGCAGTCGAAGGTACTCCTGCACTCGGTCAGCGGAGAGGCGCTCGTCTTCAACAAATCGGGCGATTTCTCGTCCAACCAGAACTTCTGCATCGACCTCGTCAACAAGCTGAACGTTCCGCGCAGGTCGCTGAAGATCAAGATCGAGACGGGAACGGGCGGGCAGGATGAGTTCACGCTCGTCGATACGACGGCGGGAAGCACGGCTGGAGACATCTACGTCACCGACAACGGCTATGGCCCGTTCTTCCGGGCGAACGTGACGCAGATCACCGGCACGAAGGCGCTGATGGTGAACTTCACCGTCGAGTTCGCGCAGGCGGTTTCCGCTCCGCTGAACCGAATCAAGTCGTTCTACTGCACGGCTTCGTTCTCCATCGACGAGATGGGCATGACGACGATCAGGAAGACGGGATCGCTTCAGATCATCTCGCAGCCGAACTTCTACGCTCCAGGCCAGTTCCGTGTCGCGGGACTTGCATTCGACAGGGCTGGATCTCCGGACAGCGTGACATTCGATGATCCGTACAGGGTCGGAGACTACGCGCGAAACGACGTGGTCGTCGACTTCATCACGTCGAACGAGCTCGGAGGCCACTTCGCCGACTACTACCGCCGGTTCGTCAGCGGCAACCTGTACCGTGGATTCCGCCGAATGAGGCAGGAATACGCGATGGACGAGAGCCGAACGCGGCTCGTCTTCGACGTGACCGACCAGGAGTTCGCGCGCGGCTTGCCAGCGCCAGCCCGCGTCGGCAACTGCTCGTACACCTTCGAGCGGTCGCTCGAGGACAACGCGCTGCTCGGCATCAAGCACTTCATCGCCTCGGTCAAGGGCGACAGGAACGTGACCGCAGGCGCGCTCCTCACGCTCTGCATCAGGCTTTCGCAGAACAGGATCAACTGGGCGCAGGACTTCATCATGAAGATCCGCGTCACAGAGGAGAACATGCTCACCGAGAACGCGATCACCTTCGAGGTCATCGCGAAGGCGACTTCCTCGCAGGAGTTCTCCGCCATCTCCACCGAGGGAGAGGGATCAGCAGGAAGCGTCACGCCGATCAAGGACGACTACCTTCTTCTGCGGAACATCCTTTCGCCTCTCAAGACGGAAAACGGGACGTTCGAGTTCGTGCCCGCGTTCCAGCCTGATGCGTATGGCGGATCCCTCATCGTCAGGGTGACTCCGAGCGTCTACGACGCGACGAGGATGCAGTTCGGCAACTCCGCCGAGTTCCAGATGCCGACGACGCTCCAGCTCTCCGAGCAGAATCCCGTCGTCTACTCGTTCCCGAACGGGCTGTTCGACGCTGCGTTCGGCCAGACTGATGATCGCATCAACCGATATGTCGGTCAGGGCGGAAACATCATCGGCAGGGTCCCTGGTGGCGTGAACAGGAAGGACCTCGAGCGCAACGCCACGCCGAACACTGGCGGATCAAACGGGAACATCCCGCTCCCGAGGCGCGGCCCGCACAAGTCGAAGGCAGGGTCGAAGGTCGATGTCAGCACGGGGCTGTTCGCCGTACCGAGCGTATCAGTCACGCCGAAGACACGTCTCGTGCAGTTCAGGATGCCCGTTGCCACGATCACCGACTTCCATGACGCGACGACGATGAACGAGTCTCCGCAGCGGATGCTTCCCGAGCGCGCCGGCGGCAAGGGCGCGTACATCGCGAACTACTCGTTCGCGGTCAACAGCGGACACGGCGACCTCAACGGAAACCGCAATCAGTCGATGGCGAGCGACCGCGTGACCGTCGTGACGTGCCCCGATGACATTCCGACATCGGGATCATCTCCGACCAACCCTGCGTTCGACCGAACGACGGTCGTGATGAACGGCGTGACGACGAGCGTGATCCGATTCTTCCCCGACAAGCTCGCCATGCCGCAGGACATGACGCAGGGCGAATATGCCTCGATCGAGGACGAGAACCTGCGCCCCTCCTACACCGCCGGCCTCGGCGCGAAGGACATCCTCGCATGAGCACGCCGGAGATCATGGTCACTACGGCTTGGCACACGCAGGGCGAAGGCAGGAATGCCTATGCCCGACTGCTCACGCCCGAGCTCGAGGTCTTGATCCGGAACCAGAACATCGAGACCCGCGACATCAACTCGATGAAGTGGCCGTTGTTCGGCTTGTCCCGCCATGCCGTGTGCAAGCTGCTGATGCTGCGCACCGATCTTCTCCTCATGCTGGCTGAGGCCCCAGAGGGAGAGATACCCGAAGGCGAATCAGAATACACGCTCCGCAATGAATATCGCATCTGGTTCCGATGCACGGATGATCCTGCGGACGAGGGTCAGGTCTTCACTCGGATGCACATCGCGAAGGTGACTCCGCTCGCCGTGACCGGCAACGGCTATGTGAAGAAGGTCCCGCAAGTCGATGAGAACGGCGATCCAGTTGTAGACGATTTCGGCACTCAGATTGAAGACGATGTCCATGAGGGCGAGGCCCTCTACATCATCGAGTTCAGGTGTGACCGATGGTGGTGGTCCTCGTTCCGCAAGTTCACGTTCAGCCCGTGGGTCGCAGCTGGAACAGGTAGCTGCGGACTCGAATATCCATCTCAGACTCCATTCAGCACTTCATGGGTTGAATCTCATAACAAGGGAAATGTTCCTGGGGCGGGTTTTGCCGACTCCATGATTGAAAAGCTCCTGAAAGGCAAATCTCAGTTCGGATGCGGTCTTGGAGATGGAAATGACCAGAATAGATATGGATTGTTCAGGGAGTCAAGACAGGACGAATTCACGGTAAACAACATACGCGGACTTCGAGCTGCATCGGGTAACTTCGACAGGCATCGCCCGGTCGTCGAGGTGATTGATGAGATATGCAGGGATTGCCATCTGACGATCGCATACCGCCATTCTGGATCCATTGCAAACGGCTATCAGGGAAAGTATTCGTTTGCAATAAATGACTTTTCTACCACTACTGGAACGAACCTGCGTAACTTCATCACGAGACATGGCGACAATGTCATTGCCGGGGCGGTTGATACGCAATCTTTCCCGAATGCCGAGTTCGATAGCCCGACTTCTAATTACTCAAGCCGATGGCCGAGGATGATAAACCTCGCTCCTATCACGAAGTCGATCAGGTCGGATCACTCCATTCTGATTGCGCATCGGGCTTCGATTCCAGACGGAAGACCTCCAGATGTCTTCTTCAACATTTCGGCGTATGGCGAGTCAAGCTTTGACACGGGTTTTTTTGTCAACACGCATCAGTACCTTCCGTCCCCATTCTCAGAGTTCCAGCCATACGACCTTGTTGTAAAGGATTTCAGCGACACCGTTGGAATCCAGTATTACACCAAGCCGCGATTCATCGCGCATAAGAAGTTTCCTTCCGCGTACATCGACCGGACTTCGTCATCTACTATTCGAGAATGGCAGGAAAGGAACAGGTATCAGGGCCAATCCCTTCTTTACAGGGAGGATGGAACCGATGTCTGGTATCGAACAGAAGAAACAAACAAGCGAAAACCACTTGCTCCCGTCGACAATGAGCAGACATTTGCGGATGAGAGAATGTTGTATGGAGAATCGCTGGTTTCAATTCGTGACGGCCATCATCCATGCGACATCTGGCTGAACAAATGGTGGATGCCTGCAACGGATGAAGTATGGACTGGAGCGGCGTGGATCGAGCTCCGGCTCCAGACCGATGAGGACGGATTCGGATTTCCGACAACCCGCATCTGGAGCGACTTCGAGGACCCGATGTTCTGCTCCGTCGCGGACGACAAGCCGCTCGACATCCGAGCCACGGGTCTTGCGAAGGCATGGCGCGACAGCGACGGCAAGACGCGCGTGCATGTCGCATGGCCATTCGGCATCCCATGCCTCATCAAGATCATCGGACTGGAAACGGGTGCTGGAGGAGGACAGCTAAACCCCGGTGTCAAGGCATGGATATACAAGGCAAAGGTCGTGATGAAGGGACAGGGTGGGAATAATTCGTCGTTCCCCAAGCGATATCCAATAAACCCTAATTCTCAATTTGAATATTCAGGTCAGCTCGTCGACTTCTTCGGATCCGGTTCAGACAACGAGGATTGGCTGATCGCATACAACCTCGCCGAGCTGGCGAACACGACCTCGTTCTCCGCTCCTGGCTACAAGATGCCGATCTCGCAGCAGGGCTTCGACGTTCTCCCCATCGGCAAGGATCGGGATGGGAACCAGCACGAGGTCATCGTGCAGGCGATGTTGTATTGGTCCGATGAAAGGTCTTTTGCGGACACATTGGTGTCTCCTGCCCAGAAGTCTCGCCTTCCAGTCGCCTATTTCTGCCTGACGAACGCCATCGACGGCGAGTGCCCGACTCCCCTCACGCTCGACCAGAGCCTTGACGGAGGGACCTACTGATGGCTGACCTGATCCTGCTCAAGAGGTCGGCCACGGCTGGATCCGTGCCCGCGCCCACGCAGCTCGCCACGGGGGAGCTCGCCGTCAACACCGTCGACGCCCGCATCTACGTCAAGCGCACGAACGGGACGGTCTCGTCGATCGTCGCCGACCACCTCGAGTACAAGGCATCGCCCGCCATCTCGAGCGGGACGCTGGCGCTCGACCTCGCCGTCGCGAGCGCGTTCGACGTGGCGCTCAACGCCAGCGTGACGACCCTGACCATCTCGAACCCCGACCAGACCTCCGGCATCGCCATCTCGTTCAGGCTGTCCCTGACGATGGATGGGACGGCACGGACGATCTCGTGGCCTGCATCGGTCAAGTGGCCGGGAGGAACGCCGCCGACCCTGACGAGCGCGAACGGAAAGAAGGACGTGTTCTCGTTCCTGTCCCTCGACAACGGCTCGACATGGATCGCGTCGACCGTGGGGCAGAACTACTGACTGGAAGCGATTTCCCTAGACCGAGCAAAACCTAGCCTTCATAATCGCCGCCATGCCTCATACGGAATCAGTCTTCCCGCTCGGAGTGCCGATCGCGCCCACGGAGCCGACCGACACGAACCCGACCCATATCGCCGAGTACGGGCGCGGCGGACTTATGTCCGTCGCCGACCTAACCGCCCGTGGCACGATCTCGGACGACCGCAAGAAGGTCGGAATGCTCGTGTACGTCCAGTCGGAGGCGAAGTATTTCACGCTGACGGCTCTTCCGAACACATGGCTCGAGCTCGCGACAGGAGGAGGAGGCCTGACTCCGCTCGTGCCGTCGCCTGCCGGCACGTTCAACTTCGCGAACGTGACCGTGGATCAGTATGGACGAGTCACGTCGGCAACGCAGAACAACGACGTGGCGAGCGCAACTACGCAGCAGCAGATCCTCGCGACGGTCGATTTCCTCGTCAACGACATCTCTGTGAACGGTGTGAACGGCGGATCCTGGGACCAGACCTGATGCTGATCGGATACCCCTACGATCCCGTGACGCAGGATCTCTGGCTCTACCAGGACATCACTATATCATGGACTGTTCCGACCCCTGGAAGCCAGGTCGTGAAGCAGCCGTACGCATGGAATCCGAGCAGTCCGCTCTATGGCTATAGAAACTCGCTCATCGGCATCTCGGCGAGGCTGAGAACCCTTGATACCGAGAATGTAAGGATCGGTACGGGAACGACGGCTCCGTACAGCACATACAACGACCCATCCAATCCTGTCAAGAGGCCGGTTTGGTACAACTCGTTCCCGATGACGTTCCTGATGCTGGCGGATGGATTCGCGGTCAGCTGCGCGCATTGCTACTCGGATTTCGACATACCAAGGAATCCGTCAGTGAGGCTCGTCGGAACGGGTGGGTATACGGTCAATGGTCGGTTCGATGCGTTGTTCACCGCATCGACGCGATGGCTGAACGCGGACAACAGCCTTCGGTTCGCCGCTGATCCAAAGAACATCGTTCCGTTCGGATCGGATACATACCAGTCGATCGCATTCCAGATGGCGGTCGACCTCAATGTATTCGAGTGCCTTGATCCATCGGACGTTCCGCCGATCATCCCAGTGGATTGCAGGTCGATGTCGTTGGGGCAGACGGCATGGTTGCTTGACAGCAACCATAAGGTCATCAGGGTCCGATCCGTCAGGAACTACGTCGACAGCGGCGACCTTCGTTCGCTGTTCAAGGCGGTGAACCCCGATGGAACTGAATCTCCGGTCGATGTCGAGGTGTTCCTTCACGACAGCGGGACATTCGCCCTCGCCGAGATCAAGCCACCGACCAGCGCGGCTGCGGGAGACGGTGTCATGGGCGTCCTCGTGGCATCCGTGAAATTCCCGAACGAACTCGTCGGTAACCAGCCGCTACAGCAGCCGATGTCGCCTCCGACTCCGGGATACCTTGCGAACAAGCCTGGTGTCTCAAGGAACCTCTACGAATACTTCAGCGCGAGGGGATCTCCAGTAAATCCGCTCACGTTCGCGCGCAGGACGGGAGCGCACGCAACCGAGACCGTGGAGCAGCAGATCCTCTCGATACTGACATGACGGAGTAAATCCATGCCATTGACCGGACCAGTCATTCCATGCGCATTCCGAGCAAGCCAGAATACCCCTGCGATTGCCCCAAATCCCGATGCCTTTTCTGTTTCGGGTGATTCCGGTGAGTTTGGTGAGATCATCACCTGCCTCCGAACCGGACGCATGTGGGTTCTAGGGAAGCTTCCCAATGGCACTGCGACCTACAGGCCGATCTCAGGATCCGACGTTCGTGCGTTCGTCCACAACGGCACTGGTGCGACCCTGACGAAGGGAAACGTCGTCTACGTCACGGGATCGAACGGCGTGGACAAGATCACGGTCGCCCTCGCCGATGCCAATATCGAGAGCATGTCGGCGAAGACCATTGGAGTCGTATGGGAGGACATTGCCAACGGAGCCGATGGATTCGTCGTCACCGAGGGCTTGCTGACGGGTATTGCGACAACCGCCATCGGAAATGCCGGAGACGCGATCTGGCTTTCCGCCACGGCAGGCTCGTTCACCACGACCCGTCCGACTCAGCCTGACCACGGGGTCTTCATCGGGTGGATCGTCAAGAGCGCGGGCGCGGGCGCGGGCAGCATCTTCGTCAAGGTCATCAACTACCCCGAGCTCGACGAGCTGCACGATGTCCTGATCGCGAATCCCCTCGACAACGAGGCCCTGATCTACGACGCCGCCTCTGGGCTTTGGAAGAACGAGAAGGTCTCTTACTCGAGCATCCAGAATGTCGAGGCTTCGTCTCTGCTCGGTCGCTCGAACGCCAGCAATAGGGTGGCGCAGGAGATCAAGCTTTCCAACCAGTTCGTATGGGGCACGGTTGGCGGAAAGCCCCAGCTGTCCATCTCCACGGTCTCGGACGCCACGAAGGTCGACACCAGCACCACGCTGACGGCAGGGGTCGGATTGACCGGAGGCGGCGACCTGACGGCCAGCCGCAGCTTCGCGGTCGACTTCGCCACGAGCGGTACGGTCAGCACGACGAAGGCTGTTCGGGCAGACGATGCCCGCCTGAGTGATGCCAGGACGCCTACAGCCCATGCACACCTAATTACCGATCTAACAGACTTTGCTGTCAGCGCCGTTGCTGACAAGAACGTACTGCAATATTCTTCCGCTATAGGGAAGTGGGTAAACGCTCCCCAGACCGACCTGGTCGACGGCGGCAACTTCTAAGAGGATACTGGGATGGCAAATACACTTCGGATCAAGCGTCGTGCCTCTGGAGCAACTGGAGCACCTACCTCGCTCGCCAACGCCGAACTCGCGTTCAACGAGGTTGACAACGTCCTCTACTACGGCAAGGGAACGGGTGGAGCCGGCGGAACGGCGACCACCGTCGAGGCAATCGGCGGCATCGGCGCGTTCATGGACCTTGCGGGCACGCAGACGATCACGGGAGCAAAGACGTTCAGTGGAACGGTTGCGCTCGGCTCATCCGCGACGGCGACCACGCCGACCACGGGTGACAACACGACGAAGGTCGCTACGACCGCGTTCGTGCAGAGCGCCTTGAGCGGGTCGGGACTCGGAACCGTAACGAGCGTGGCGCTGACCGCGCCTTCGTTTATCTCGGTCAGCGGTAGCCCGATCACCTCAGCGGGAACCATCGCGCTCTCGCTCGCCTCGCAGACCGCGAATCAGGTGTTCGCCGCGCCGAACGGAAGCAACGGCACTCCGACGTTCCGCTCGCTCGTCGCCGCCGACATCCCTTCCCTGACCTCAACCTATCTCGGTCTGTCCACGGGCGGCACGGTGTCGGGCAACACGTCGTTCACGGGCACGGTTTCGCTCGGGAGCAGCGCGACCGCCACGACCCCGCCGACCATCGACAGCACGACGAAGGTCGCTACGACCGCATGGGTGAACGCGCAGGGATACCTGACCAGCGCCGTGTCTAGCGTCGGGCTTTCGCTTCCGTCGATCTTCACTGTCACGGGATCGCCTGTCACCACAAGCGGCACGCTCACGGGATCGCTTGCCTCGCAGACGGCTAACCACGTCTTCGCGGCTCCGAACGGGTCGAGCGGCACGCCGGCCTTCCGCACGTTGGTAGCAGCCGACATCCCGAGCCTGCCGTACCTCTCGACCTCGGGCGGCACGGTGTCGGGCAACCTGACGCTGACGGGCGACCTGACCGTCAACGGCACGACCACGACGATCAACTCGACCACGCTCACCGTCGATGACAAGAACATCGTGATCGGCGACGTAGCGACCCCGACCGACGTGACGGCGGATGGCGGCGGAATCACGCTCAAGGGCGCGACCGACAAGACCCTGACGTGGGTGGATTCGACCGACGCATGGACGAGCAGCGAGAATTTCAACCTCGCGAGCGGCAAGGCGTACTACATTGGCGGCACGATGGTCCTCTCTGGGACCAACCTCGACAATGTGACCGTCGATGGCGGATCGTTCTGATAGGAGGATTCGATGGCGAACACGATTTTGCTCAAGCGAAGCGCGACAGCCAGCGCAGTCCCGACTACGGCAAACCTAGCGGTCGGTGAACTTGCGATCAACTATCGCAGCAAGAAGTTGTTCATCCGTGATTTTGAGGACGCGATTGTCCAGTTCTGCCCGCTGAACGATGGCGACAAGGGCGACATCACGGTGTCGGCGAACGGTCAGACGTTCACCATCGACAATGCAGCCGTGACTGTCTCCAAGATCAGCGCGACAGGTACGCCAGACAACACGACATTCCTGCGTGGTGATGGAGCGTGGGCGGCTCCGTCAGGAGGAGGCGGAGACCTTTCGTCGGTGACGATCCTCGCAGCATTCTCACAAGGCATCATCTAATGGCGACAACTGCACAGTTCACGGCACAGCCGATCATCGACATCGCGCAAGTCAGCACGGCAAACACGAATCGGGATGGCACGGGAACGATTGTGACCGTGGCATCTGGTCCAAGCACGGCGGCTGCGGCTGGTGTCGGCAAACGCATCACCCGCGTATCGGTCATCGCTACTGGGTCAACGACCGCTGGCGTGATTCGATTCTACCTCTCTACGGACAACGGAACAACGAACCGCCTCGTGTGCGAACGCCTTGTACCAGCAGTAACGCCAAACACATCCACAACGGTCTTCCGTACAGAAGTTGCTGAACTCATCGGTCTGATGCTGGTGGGTGGAGGTTCTTGCCTGCTTCGCGCAAGCACCAACAATGCAGAGACCTTCAACATCGTCGTGGAGTCTGGACTGCTATGAACGAGGGTCTTTACGGATTCTCTCGGATCAACTCTGGCGGCGCACAGGGGTCGCTGATCTCTCGCGTCGAGTTCGACTACAGCGGCGTGTATCGAATACCAGATAACGCATCATTCCTCACCGTTTGGGCTGTTGGAGGGGGCGGTGGCGGCGGTGGCGGTGCGCGTGCTGCAAACGACATAACGGCGACAGGTGGAGGCGCTGGCTCTATGGGCGGTCGCGTGTGCTTCGCGCCAGACCTCCCTGTTGAGCATTTCGGTGGTCGCGGACAAGACATCGTGGTCGCCATTGGTGCGGGCGGCTTGGGTGGCGCGGGCGGAACTACCAATGGTTCTAACGGAAGCAGCGGCAGCATTGGGAACAACACGCTTCTGTTGTTGCCAAGTGGAAAGACACTCTTGACTGCTTTGGGAAGCGCATCCAACGCATCAGCAGGAACAACCACGACAGGAGGAGCCGCCGCTTCCTCACTCCGCGTTTTTTTCCACTACCTCGTTACAGGAACGGTCAGCGCAAACGGGATTTTATCCAACACGGGGACAAATGGTGGATTGAGTACCAAGGGCAGCGACAACAACGTCTCCACCGTTGTCGCTTGTGGTGGAACTGGAGGAGGAGGGCTTTCGACATCTGCTGCATTTACGGGAGGTCGCCAAGGGCTTGCGAGTGTCCCTGATACGGAGAATCTGCTTACCACGAGACTAGTGACGGGCAACTACATCATGGAAGGCGGGGCGATTGGAAGCAACGGAGTCACTGCCGTTGAGATGATCGGAAGCAGTCCGTATTCCTGCGGCTTCGGCGGTACTGGAGGCGGATCAGGTCGGACGCAGAACGCTGGCAACGGCGGAAACGGATACCGTGGCGGCGGTGGCGGCGGCGGCGGCGCATCGGCGGCGAACTTCACCGCTGGCACGGGCGGTCGTGGCGGAAACGGCTATGTGTTGATTGAGGCATACCGATGAGGCACGCAATCATCAGGGACGGAATCGTGTTGACGGTCGCGGTGGACGATGGCACGCTTCCTTCCATACTTTCTGGCGTGCTAGTCGCGGTTGAACTTGCAGAAGATGAGTCGTGCGTGAGCGGTCAGCAGTTCGATGCGAACGCGAACCCGCGATTCTTCGGATCAGGATTGCAAGAAGCCCGCGTCTGGACGGCGTACCAGTTCCTCCAGCGGTTCACGGCGGCAGAGCGCGCAACGATGCGCTCGCTCGCGCAGACGGATGCGAACGTCGCCGACTTCCTCCAGTTGCTACAGGCAGCGCAGGAAGTCGTGTCCGACGATCCGATGACGGTCGCCGGCATGGACTACGCGGTCAGCGTCGGCATCGTGACGGCGGAAAGGAAGACGGAGATCCTGTCGTGAGCTTCGATCAACTTGGAACCATCATTGCGCCGATGGCGACGATCCTTGCGGCGTCGGCTTGGATTCACAACAGCCTCAACCGCCTTGCCGTGAAGGTCGAGGTGCTCGCATCGAAGCTTGACGACTACGGAGAGCGAATCAGACGCATCGAGCACGAGCTCGACCAGATCAGGAGGAACACAAATGGACGGAACTAAGCCCGGATACAAGACTACCGAGTTCTGGCTCGCCTTCGTGGCGATGGTGATCGGCGCGGCCTTCGCGTCGGGGATCTTCCCTGCGGAGAGCGCGGGCGACAAGGTGCTCGGTCTCGCGGCGACCGTGCTCACCGCCCTCGGCTACACGGTCAGCCGCACGATGGTGAAGAAGTGACATGCTCGAGCGCATCGTCGCACAGGTCACCGTCGCGCTCATCGCATGGCTCGACAAGCGCATATCGCAGAGCCCAGTGGGCACGGATGCTGCTCCTGATCCTGATGCTCTTCGCCGCGCTGGCGACCGCATCTCTCAGTGGATGCGGGACGGCAGGAAATAGGACTGTATTCGTCCCCGAGGCTTCGCCGATGCGGATCGGCCCGAAGGCTCGGTTCAAGGTCTGGATCAGGACGCAGGGATCGACCGACTGGGAGCTATCCTCCAACGAAGTCGCGATCCCCGAGGGCTGGTACATCGTGCCTCCCTCCTACGTCAGGGAATGACGGAAACAGGGGTGTCATGGGAATCCTCGACAGAGTCTCGGTGAGGAAGGCAGACAAGGCCGTGCTTCGGATCGAGTTCCGACCGGAGCGCGGATCGGACTACCTGTGGATGCTGCTCCGCTCGGACGCGCACCACGACAACGCACACACGGACATCGAGATGGAGCGCCGGCATCTCGAGGAGGCGAAGCGCCGAGAGGCGCTGATCCTCGACAACGGCGACCTGCACTGCGCGATGCAGGGGCGGTGGGACAAGAGAGCCGACCGCAGCGCCATGCGACCCGAGTACCAGTTCGGGAACTACCTTGACCGTCTGGTCGACGAAGCGGTCAAGTTCTATGGCCCGTATGCGCCTAACTGGTGCATGATGGGTCTTGGCAACCATGAGACGGCGATCCTGAAGCACCACGAGACGAACCTGACGGAGCGGGTCGTCGAGAGGCTCAAGCTCGAGGGAGCCGGCAGCCTGCACGCCTGCGGGTACGCTGGGTGGATTCGACTCCTGATATTCGCGCCGAACACGCGGCGGTCGGGGAGCCTGTGGATCTACCGGCATCATGGCTACGGCGGCGGAGGTCCCGTGACGCGCGGCACGATCCAGACCTCGCGCATGGCGGTCTACCTGCCTGACGCGCAGATCGTCTGGACGGGGCATACCCACGACCAGTGGATCATGCCGATCGAGCGATACAGGGTCACGCACGCGGACAGCCCCTATACGGACCGTCAGGTCCACGTCAGGACCCCAGGTTACAAGGACGAGTTCACGCCGCAGGATGGGTGGCACACGGAGCGCGGCGGACCGCCGAAGCCTCGTGGGGCGCTCTGGCTCAGGGCTAGAATCACTGCGGACGGCACAGTAGACTACGACATTACGGAGGCGCGCTGATGGCGGCGGGAATCTACAACTTCACGATCGAGCAGGGTGCTACGTTCACAAAGGCGTTCACATGGAAGGACGACGACGGAAACGCCGTCGACCTGACGAGCTACACGGCGCGTATGCAGTGCCGTGCGAACATCGGTTCGACGGCGACCATCTTCTCGTACACGACTCCATCCGCGAACCTGTCGATACCGACTCCTGCCAATGGAACGATCGTCCTGTCAATTTCCGCGACGGACACGTCGAACTTTCCTGTCGGCGGCGTCTATGACCTCGAGCTCGTGAGCGGAACCACCGTCACGCGCCTGCTCCAGGGAACCATCAGCCTTTCAGGGGAGATCACGCGATGAGCGTTACCGTCACCGAGACCAACAACACCGTCACGATCTCAGGCTCGTACTTCCTGCCGCCACCATCGTACATCCAGGCGAACTCAGCGATTCAGGAGGCGAAGTCCTATGGCGGCACGTCGACCCAGCTCAACTACATCTTCAACGACTCGGTGAATGACATCGAGGGAGCCGCCGCCAATGCCGGCGTCTGGTCGAACATCATCATTGCCGGCGGAAACACCGCAAACCCGAACCTGATGCGCGGGACTACGAGCCTGCGCACCATCATCGGCGGATACAACAACATCATCGGACGGGCGGCGAACACTGATGTCAATGAGGGCATCAACAGCCAGGTGCTCGGAGGGTCCCATGCCCGAATCGTGATGAACGATCAGGATCGGACGAGCATCCCCAGCCACGGAACGATTGTCGGAGGCGCGTTCAATGAAATAACGAACGGAGACTTCGGAATTATCAGCGGAGGCCGAAACAACAAGATCGAGGAAAAGCAGGGCGCATATTCCGCAGGCGAGTACGCCAGCGTGTCAAATGGATATTGCGCTGTCATCTCTGGAGGATACGGCAACTCAAACAGCGGCTACACAGCCGTCGTCGGCGGCGGATACCAGAACAACGTCCGCTTGAAGGACAGCGTCATCGCCGGCGGATACTCAAACATCATCGACGAGCCCAAGGACTACGCCACATCGGCGAGCCTCGAGCACTCGACCATCGGCGGCGGAAGGTCGAACAACATCTTCGCCACGACCGGCGGAACGATCTGCGGAGGCAAGGACAACTCGATCAACCTCGCGCCTGCTGCGGGCGGTCCTCCCGAAGCAGACGGACCGATCAATGCCGGCGCATACATGTCGATCGGCGGCGGACTGAACAACCGCATCGCGCGCGCCGTCGCTGGTTTCCCGCTTGTATCGGACTGCTCCTACTCGACCATCATCGGCGGATGGAACAACCTCGTCAACAACATCGGCGGAACCGTCATCGGCGGCGTCGACAACCAGGTCCAGGCGGCATACGCGACCTCGTTCGGACGCGGTGCGCAGGCGCGCAATGCAGGTGGATTCGTGCAGGGCGGGCAGGCTTTCTCCGCGGTCGGAGACGCGCAATCGTCCGTGTACGTCCTGAAGTGCCAGACGACCGACGCCACGGCCACCGAGATGCAGTCGATGGGCACGTCGCTCACGATGCGGAACGACACCGCATGGAGCTTCCGCGCGCTCGTGGTCGGCAGGGATTCCGCGACCAACTCGAGCGTCGGCTACGAGGTCAAGGGCCTTGTCCACAACGACAGCGGGACCGCCGCCATCGTCGGCACTGTCGGCGTGACCACGCTCGGTGAATCGTCGACGCCGACCAACATGTCCGCGTGCGACGTGACTGCGACCGTGAGCGGAGCCACCCTCCGCATCATGGCCACGGGCATCGCATCGACCACGATCAAGTGGGTGTGCCGTCTCGAGATCGCCGAAGTCACTGGCTGACGGAGGTATTCATGGCGCGCAAGCCGAAGAAGGACGAGGACGACCGGATCGACCTCACTCCCCTGTACCACGCAGAGCAGCTCTGCCGTGGGTTCATCGAGCAGGTCGGAGCGGACGCGGTCGTTGTCGTCTGGACGACGCAGAGCGGGCGCGCGACGAAATACTGGCGGCATCAGCTCGGGAACGCCATGCTCTGCAACGCGCTCGTCACGAAGACGAGCGAGCAGCAGGAGGAGTCGGAGTGCGAGCGCGAAGAGGAAGAGGAGGATGACGATTGAGCACCGCAAGGGGCTGCTGCTGCACGCCCAACGACAAATGCGACAAGGACTGCATCTGGGGCACGGAGATCGAGAGCGGATGCTGCCACAAGGACGACGTTCTGCTCTTCTGGGCGGAGCGAAACTCCTACAACCTGCGCACCAACATCTCATCCGTTGGACCTGACCCGCAGAACTTAGGCGGCATCCTCGTCAAGGAGCTCTGCTGCGACCACAGCCAGCCGCAGGAAGAGCCGATCCAGGCGATCTACAAGTACCACGACTGCTACTGGCGCTGCATCAAGCTCGGCCTGCCTGGACTTCCCGGCGTCGAGCCGCTCGCTGAGATGTGCCCGCCGGCGACATGCGACTACGGCGTCGACCAGAACGGAAATCCCGTTCCACTTCCATGCCTTGCGTTCAGGGATCCAAGTTGCTTCTGTTGCAACGACCCCGACTACAACAACCAGCAATGGAGTCAGAACAGCATCCCGTGCTGCGCCAACTGCAACACGGGCATGATGTCCGAGTGGCGCAAGAGGCGCATGGCATCGGTCGACCGATGGAAGTGGTTCGTCGAGGCGGTCTGCCACAAGAACGGGCTTGACCTCGGATCGCTGTCCGACTGCGAGACGATCACGACGAGCGACGGAATCAGCACATACGGAAATTGCAGCCGCCTGCTGAACCAAGCCCTCTGCGTCGTTCATTTCGAGCGTTGGTGGAAGATCGCCGAGTGCCCCGAGGGCGCGCGCATCTACGTCCCTGGCTGCACGCAGGGGACTGGCGGCATCAACTGCGGCGGCAACATATACCAGTCGACGGAGCTCGTGCCGAAGTGGTGGATCTTCGCTTGCAGCGGAATCCCGCTCTACGCAGGCGACCTGATCGACGCGGTGCGCTTCGAGGTCATCACCGAGGCGGAGGCGATCCAGGTCCTCGACGACCTCGGCGATGGATGCCGCCATCCGTCGCAGACGATCCTAAGAAAGCTCGCGGTCGCCGGCTACATCCGCGCGAACGACTGGCGCGACGAGCAGCGTCAGGCATTCATCGAGCTCAACGACCGATTCCCTGGAGCGGGCTATGCGTCTTGCATCGAGGACACGCACCTCATGCACACGCTCGGACCGTTCAGGAAGCGGATGACGTACAAGACTGTCGGCACGAGCACGCAGCCGCTCCTTCGCAAGAACGATGTTGTCGACAACCCAGACCTCATGCCATTGCAGGCTGACTGCTTCGTCGCCTATCCGGGGCCGACGACGGGCGCGACCGCGCAGGACGACTACGACTACTGGGCGGAGCGCCAGTGGGTCTACTTCCGTGGGCGTCCCGGCGGATGGCAGTGGGCAGGCTGGGGAGCGAACACATGCCAGGGCGACGAGATCCTGTCGATCCTGCTCGGTGATGGTCGCGGCGATGGATCGTGCATCGAGTCGTTCAAGGGCGGCGGTCGATCGCCTGGAACGGACACGCCTTGCTCGTGCTGCAATGCGAACCTTCCTGTCGGATACAGGCTCGACTGCCTCGGATGCGGAGG